GTATTTAGTCATGATAAATCTATCTCACTAGTTACAAACGGATAGAAGGCGTCAAAGACGTCATCACAAATTACATCCTCATCAAGATATGTCTCTTGATAAAGAGTAATAAACAATGAATCTCTGATTTCTTTCAACTGTGATTGAAAGAATGTTTTTAATAACCAATTCATTTGATAAGAATTGAAAGGGATAAAGAGAGAATTAAATCTCTCAGTAAATGCCCAGTATCTAGTGATACCAGGCACTTAGAGCGAGAATTAGTTTAACTTTCTAGATTATATTTATAGATAAGAATGTCTCTTATCTTCTCTCTATCTATAGTGTCGGCACAACCTGAGTAATACCGAGGGAAACAAGTCATGTAAAACTTACACGCTTCTTTTACCTGTTCTTTGTTAATATCCATTGGATACAAACCAGAATCAGGACCATAGAAAGTTAGAACATAATCTATAAAAGTTTCTAACTCTTTATCTAATAGAATGTTCATGCTTTTTTAATTAGAAATGAAAAATTATTAGTGAGTATTTGGGAAAACTTAGGCAATTTAATTACCTGTTTTCTGGCTAATACTCCTAAATCTTTTACATCTCTAACAGCAAGAGCAAACTCTTTGTTATGGATTTTAAGACCAGCCCTGCAATGATTAATGAATTGTTCATTAGTCAATAGATCCTCTTGTTCTTTCTTCTGTTCAAGAACAGATTCAAGATAAGAGATTCTTTTAGAAAGTCTTAGTCTTTCTTCCCACAATTCAGAGAGTTTCCAAACTCTGCAAGTAGCAGGGTTCAACTCTTTAAAAGGAGAACGTTTCATAATTAAGTTTTCAAGGTACGTTGAAAGGTGAAGGACTGAATCCTTCATAGAGCCCCGAAAGGCTCTAGGAAAGAATCAAAGGAGAGTTTAATATTTCCCCTCTATCTCTCGACCAACTACATCTTCAAGTTCACAACACCAGTCAAGAACGGTTTCAAGCTCAGTGCCTTCAACTCGCTTCTCCCAGTCTTCTGAGTCCATCTTCTCGATAGCCTCTCTATAAGCTTTGACAAGCTCATGAACAGGTTCTAAGACGTCTTGAAGCTTCTCTATCTTTTCAAATAGATCATTTGAGTAGCTTTCTACAGTATTCATTTGTAAAGGTGCGAAAGGGTAGGACAGAAGCCCTAAGCCATTCTTGCTAACCCTGTTGATACCACTAGGTTTGTAACGTAATATAACTGATTAGTATTTCTTATCACCCAAAGTCCTTGCCGCTACTAGGTTGTGTCCTTGGTCGTTCACGTGAAAAAAAATAAATATTTAATCCCGCTTAAAACCTTTAGGAACTCTCAGAAATAATCTTATTGCTATTGAGAATCATTTTCACCATATATATAGATTTTTGAAGGGTCGGAGGGGGTAGACGGCGTGTCCACCTACGTAACTGGTACTCGAAAATTAGCAGTAAAAACATTTCAGACGCTTCTAGACCTATTTCTACGTTCAGAGACTATAGAAAGGTTGCTAAGGGAGTTATTAGTAGGGTCATGATCCTTATGATGGACGTCTCCGTTAGGTTTTTTACCGCCATTCTGCTTCTTTTTAAGAGCTAAAGCCTTATTTCTACCAGCTCTACGTCTTTTTTGAGTTTCTGAGGCGTGGTAGGAGTCGTATTCTCTGCGGTAATTACGTTGATACATAGTTTTAAGACTCTTAATAATATTATATTGTCTTTAAATCCCTTCTACTACCTCTTTAAAACCTTTTTAAAAGAAGTTTTTAAACTCTTTATTTATATATTGTAAGTATTAATAGTAGACCTTTTAAAAAATTTAACAAAATTTACTAATTTTCGTCTCTCTTTAGAGTGGTTCAATCCAGTTAGCGTTACCTGTAACAGCGGTAGCAGCTTTTTGAAGGTCTTCAAGGGTTTTAGCGTAACCAAGTACACCTACGTTAAGGCCACCTTCACCTTGAATAAACTTTCTTTCTAATTCCCATTGTTGTGCTTCTCTAGCTTTAATAGCTTTGTTTTCAGTAAGGGCCATATTCTCAGTAAAGTACTGAACAGCCATAGCTAGGGCATCAAGTCTGTCATCATGACGGATGCTATTTTTATCTTTGGATATACGGGTCATCTGCCAAAAGAGTTGGTATTGAGATCTAGTTTCGCCTGGATACACCTCAGTAGTGGCAATATCTTGACCAATTATGCTCGTATCAATCATCAATCGGTGTTGGTTCATGACAGGTTCAAGAGTTTCAATGATTCTGATCTCTTTCTGTTTTGTATGTCTGACTTCTTCAACGGTGCAAGGGTATATAGTCCCCAAGTAACGCTTAAGAAGCTCACTAAACATACCCAAGCCGAGGTTACTTTCTACAAGTATTTCTTTAGCTTTGTACTCTTTGGCAATGAGTGTAAGCTTTTTGAGATTAGCTTCACTGTAACCACCCCTAAGTCCTCCAGAAGCAAGGAGGAAGAGATTACCATTGAGATAAGCGACTACAGCATATCCCAACTCATCGCTACCCCGCCCACTTGGGTCAATAGCCAATACAACCCCTGTGTACTCAACAAATTCAGAGCCGATCTGGGCGGGTTTGTAAAAGAGATCCCCGTGAAGACCCACGGAAGGTAGATCTAAAGCTTTATCACCGTTAGCACTCCAAACGACCTTATCTGGTCCCATTATCCTGTTAAGTCTAAACACACATAGGTCTTGAAGTTTAAGAGGATATTTCTCTGAATCAGACAGACTAATATCAAGAAGGAACTGGAGGTTAAACGTTGATCTTCCTATCGACTCCTTACGTGCCTCTAGTTCCTCCCAACCAAATCTTTCTGGATCTGTAGGATGACCAGAAAGAGTCTTATCATCTTCAAAATCTTTCCGTATTCGAGGTGCTAAACGGTTTCCGTAATAGTCTTTAAGTTTCTTAGCAGTTGGATATAAAGCAGGCCAAATACGAGGTGAATATCCAGCTAGTTCTAACTTTGCGTAAATACTGTCTTGGGTATGAGGAGTACCTAGGAAAACAATCTGTCCTCCAGGTTTAATAACAGAGTCAAACTCTTTAATACTTTCTCTGAGTTTGTCTCTTATAAGTTGAGTTTCACAACTCTGAGGGGTTTCTACATCGTCAGCTACAATTAAATCTGCACGAGATCCAGTAATTTGACCAAAAATACCACTAGATCTTACTGAAGGACTTTGATCAGGCTTTGATCCAAAGACATCGAATGCGACCTTAGAAAACCTCTGAGTATCGCTAGGAAATAGATCCTGCACCATAAACCAGTTTCTAAGGAGATCGTGGCAGAACACGCTAAAAGCGTCTGCACGGTCTTGAGCCGCTGAGATGACCAAAACCTTTGTATCTGGGTTTTTCCGTAGTCTCCAGAGCACGTAGCCTGCTGTGAGGAAGCTTTTACCACAACCTCTGTAGGCCATGATGATTCTACGGTTAGGACCATTCTGAAGGTAATCAGCTAGTTGGTACTGAACAGGAGTAGGGCTAGGAAGCCTTAAGAAGTGCCAAAGATGGGTAGCAAAAACAGGGAAGCTGGTTAGAGCTTCCTTAATAATCTGTTTTTGGGTGGTGTTAGGCACTTATGTAAGATTTAACTTTAGACATATCGATCTCTGGTAGAGCCTCGATCATTTCACCTATAGCAGATATATCACCGTTCTTATCGAGAGTGATACCCTGGTCTTTAAGGAATTTAATAGCGTTAGCTAAGTCAGAAGCTTTAACGTTATCGGAGTTAAGTTGGTCTACCAGTTTGTTAGCGACTAACCGATGAAGAGCTTGTAACTCATCTTCAGTTGCCATGCCGACTGATTTTCTTCTAGCCATTGTCTTGTTCCATTTTTTGGTTGTACTTAAGTAAGGCTTTACTCCAAGGAGAAACGTAAAGCTCTGTTACTTTTTTGGGAATAAGTTCTTCTTGATTAATTCTACGGCAGCATCGTCTATAGTATTATCAGTAGACTCTACAAGCTTTGAAAGCAGATCTACGATTAACTGCTTAACCGAATCAGATTTTAAGAAAGCGAAAAGAAGAGGCTTAACTAGAAGAACCATTGGGATAGATTAATTCATAGTAAGAATACTACTAATCCATCCAGTTGTAATCACGTCCTTTAATTTTATTCTTCTTCTTAATTTCTATAAGGCTTAAAAGCCTATCTGCATATTCAGGATCAGCAGAAGTACTTTGTTGAATTAGGAGCTCCGCAAATAGAAGATATACACGCTCAACATCCATCTCCTCACGAAGCTGAACTTCAGGCGATAGAAGCTGCTTTAGTTTCTCGTGCCAAGAGACGTGAGAAGGAGTTTCATTCTTTGGACCACTACGCCACATATCCGCAAACTTCTCCTCGATTGACTCAGGGATGTACATCTGAATCATGTCGAGAGCTTCCTTCTGATGAAGCTGACCAGAGTAATAGGTAGCTACATCACGTAATGAGAATCTCAACTAACCACCACTTCTTGCTGAAGAGTTAGATGGGTTTCTTTCTATCTTGTTACCGTCCTTATCTGTGTAGAACTGCCCTTTGAAAGGGTTATACGGTGGTTTAGTGTTCTTCTTTTTAGGAGCTGGGGTAAGTCCTCTGTCTTCTGACATTTGTTAATAACCTAAGGCTTTAATTGCTTTATTGTACTCTAAATCGCTCATCATACCAGTGTCTTTCATGACATCATATTGAGCTTTACGCTTTTTCTGGATATTAGTTTTGGTCTTGTTAATAGTCCCAGTACCTAACGGTATGTCAGAAGGTTGTACTTTCTTTTTACCTTTATAACCAAACATTTACTTACCCTCCTGTTTTTTAGCATAAGCCAGAGTACCTGGACCTTCTTTCCACTCTTTCTCTGAAAGACCATGACTTTTCATTACGTCACTGATGATGTATCCAGCAACGTTAGCCTTTTTAAGTAATGAGCCGATTTTTACAAGATTTCTAAGTCTTTTTTTAGCTCCTGAGCCCATAGTCACCTTTTTAGACTTAGGCTGAGGTTTAGCACCACCTACAGTAGCTCTACCACCAACTTTAGCTCTTTTACTGTCCTGTGCTCTGTTGCGAGAACCTGTTACTTTCCTACGTTTGGAAGGTGTTGGTCTATCGGAATCACTTGTTAGAGTTGTCATTACTGTCGTAGGATTTGATTATGGAAGAAAAGAAGAAAGGTCTTTTAGGGAAACTAAAAGATGGTATGGAGGATAAAGAAGAACAACTCCAGGTTCTTGGTACATTTGTACGCCTTGGGGTTGTTGTGTGGTCTGGATTTATTATAAGTCTAAATTATGTCCCATTTCCAGGGAAGGATGTCAAGCAAAACAATGATATAACTTTCATAACTTTTGTTTTTACTTCGGCTTTGGCTACCTTTGGTATTGATACAGCCAAGAAGAATAAGGATAAAGACAAACCTACTGGAGCTACACAGCATATAATAATAGAAACTCCTATTAAGATTGAAGGAGTGGATACTAAGAAGGTAACAAAAGTATGAGAAAATGGTTGTTACTTTTGCTCCTGCTAACTCCAGTTGCTGCAAAGGCAAATCCAATTACGCCCCAGTTCACTCAAGGATCGATGCAATCGACTACAGTGACTCAAGTCGATATCGAAGAAACGATAGAGACAGAGGTTTTTGGAGGGGTATATTCTAAATGGACTGGAGAAAATATAACTCACACC